TCAGTTTCATTGGGCAGAGTTATTTCAACAGGTATAAAAATAAACTGCTTACTATTACTTATTACCCCGTAAACAACTTCGCTGTCAGTAGTATAACTTAAACGCTCTTTCCAACTGTCTGCAATTCTAAAAACTCTTTCTCCGAATACGGTTCCGGTTGAGTTTCCTAGTGCTACAACCGCACCTCTAGGGGATAGACTAACCTTAATAGTATCGTTGGTATAATCAATATCAACTATGTAATAAGTTGTACCTGCTACTAGGCCACCTATTGATGCAGAAAATATAATATTATCGTCTATATTATAATTATCAGCACTAGTTAGTTTTATAAGGTTTGATCCAGCATAGCTATTTGTCGCTTCTACTTTGGTTGGATCTTTAATTTCAATAAGCGTAATTAGTTGCTCATCTACTTCAGATGAGAACATTGCTCTAATAGCAGCAGTAGTTAAATTGTTTAATCTACTCATGGTAATATTTCTAGCCGTAATTGTGCTGTATAGTAATCTGGGGCTATATATTCAATAGTAAAAAATTCATTCTCACCTTGTGGAACTAATCTACATTCTACCGTTGCTTTAGTTCTAGGATGGAGAAAATTAAATCGCTTAACTCCATATATGGTATTTTCAATCCAATTTTGCAGTGTATCTACTTCTGTTTTGGTTAACAAAAATTGTACATCCATTGTGCTAGGTCTACGGCCACGCAGTCTTTGCTTGGCCGGACCTGCGTCCATAGAAGAACGAACTACATTAATACCTACGTTTTCTCTATATCCACGTTGTGGATTTTGAGGAAAAGGGGCTGCTGGCCAATTTGGTATTGCCATAATTATCTCCTAACCATTCTTGGTCTAGCTCCAAATCCTGAGAGCATAGCTTGTTGTACACTGCTATTTGGTGTAGTCATTTGAGTAGCTACCATTTCTCCAACTACTACTTCTATACGTCTATTTCCTCGACTATCAACAGTTTCTTTAGTTTCTGCACGTTCTGCTGTATAATTATTAACAACTACTTCCACATTACCACCGCCATTATTGCCAGAACTTCTAACTCCTAGAACACCATCTCTATCTCTAGTTAATGGCATAATTGCTTCTGGACCAGCTTCGCCCATTACTCCTAGACCTTTGGCTGCTTTAAATAATGTTGGTTGGTTTACGATTTGATTAGTAAACATACCGCCTTTTGCATAGGTTTGAAGACCAACATCAAATGCGCCTCCTTTTGCAAAGGCAAATCCTCCTGGAGTACCAAAACCTCCTTCGACATAACTAACATTACCGCTACCAAACAAATTACCAAATAAATTACCTAATAGTGGTCTAAGTGCTTGTACATATAGTGCATGCATTTGTAGACGCATTTCGTATCTAGCTATATCCATCAGGAAGCTATTTATAACATCTTTAAAGCTACCTTTGCCGGTTGCAGCCCATTGAACAACGGCATCGGCCATACCATTAAACAGTTCTTCAAATTTGTTAGCAAAGTTTGTAAATCTGTCTGGTATCATTACACTGCGTTCAACCAACTCTCTAGCATTTTGTGCTTGTTGTATAGTTAGTTGTTGACGAGCGTTTAAACTAGCTAACGCTTGATTGGCAGCAATAACTTGTGGGTCTGTATTAGGGTCTAGGCCTTCCATGCCTCCGGCTTGACGTCTAGCGTTGGCTAAATTAATTTCTAGTCTTGTACGTTCCGCGGTTATAGCAGCTAAATCTTGTTCGACCTTTAATTCTATTTGCTTGATTTGAAGATTTGCACTTAGTCTGTTTTTCTCGTCTTGAGTATATATACCCAGATTACTTAATACATCAAAACGTTGCTTTTCTATATCTAATTCATGATTTTTTCTTTGAAATATCTGATCTTCAGCATTTTTTATTTCATCCAATATAGCTAGTGTATTTGCATTTGCTGCATTTATTTTTGCTGTTTCAATTGCATAAAGTCCTACTTTGTCAGCAATACCCGAAATTTCTATTCTTACTTGTTTACTTTGCTGATTCCACTGTTTTGTTTCTGTAACAGTTTCTTGTAGCCCTTGCATAGTTAGACGCTCACTAGGCGTCATTTCACGTTGAGCGGCTTCTTCACTACCATATTTTTGTGTTAAATCGGCACTAAATCTATCTAAAGTACGTTGCTCGCGTCGAAGGATAGATTCTTCTCTAAATGATTGTAGTATATCTCTAGCTTGTCTGGCTTGTTGTTCTGCGGAAAATCTTGCTTCTTGCGAGGCTACCCCAGTACCAGTTATTAATGATTTATATGCATCTGCTAAGCGCATATAAAGATCAAAATTACGCTCAACTATTTGTAGATTGTACTGCTCTTGCTTACCTATTTGTTCTAGTAATGTTTTTTGATTTAATAATTCTTTACTACGGCTACGCTCTAGTTCAATTTGACCTGTTTTTTCTTCAAACTGCTTTGCTACATCACTAGGTTTTTGTCCTGCACGTAGTGCCATCTCTCTAGCAGTTTGTGCGCGTTTTAATGCTGCATCAGCTGTTTGATCAATTAATTTATATTGCTCTTGTAGTACAGTTTGTACAAGAGATAGCTGTGCTCCTAAGCGTTCTGGAGTATCACTACCTATAGCATTTATAACATTATTTAATTTTTCAAACTCAAACTTTAAACCATCTGTTTGGCGCTTTGCCTCGATATCTAACTTTTTCATAGCAGCGTCAAAATCAATAGCTAAATTCTTAGCTGCTGCATTAGCTACTCCTAGTGCTGTACGCTGTCTACGTTCAAGTATAGATAGTAATGCTGAATTTTCAGGTATTGTTTTTTGTAGTTCTGCAAATTGAGCATCAAAGTCTTTTTGTGCTTTTTGCGAGCTAAATTTACCACCTACTTCTAAGAATTGTCGCTGTAGCTCTCTGGCACTCATAGACGCTTGTATTTTCTGTCCTTGATCGCTAACTATGCCTTCGGCACTTGTAGCTGCACGAAGTGCTTCACGATCTTTTGCATCAGCTATTTCAAGACGTAATAGTTCAATTTTATCTGCAAGTCTATCTTGACTAGTTATAAGTTCTAGTTCTACACTAACTTGTTGCTTTGATATTTCTGCTACAGCTTGTGTGCCACTAATAGTATCGCCAAAACCTTTGCTAACTATATCTTTTTGCGATTGCAATTGAACTTGAGCTAATTTAAGTCTAAATTGTTCTAGTGCAGCTGTTACTTGATCTCCAATACTGCGCTTAATAAATGTTTCGGCTTCTCTTCCTAGGCCTTCTATTTCTTTACGTATATTTTCAACACTTGATTCTTGTGCACTAATTATGCTTCGCTGTTCAGCTATTTGAGCATCAAGTTCTCGTCTGCCAGCATTTGTTAAGTTTTTGCTAGCTCTACGCTGCTGTAGCTCATCTAGCTTATCTTTATAGCTTTCTAGTGTTTTTGCTGCACTTTCATAGGCTGGCTTTAGACTATTAAATTGTGTTACTACAGCTTGTATATCTAGTGCTGCTGATCCAAACATAGATAAATCAGTTGTACTTAATTTATCTAATCCTGCCGCAATAGTAGTAAAAGACGTGTCAGCTAGTGCTTTGTTTAACTCGCCACTGTATTTAATAGCGTTAACAAAGAAAGTAGTCATAGGACTACTATCGCGCATGCTATTCATAAACGTAGCCATGGATTTTTCCGCTAAATCGCTACTATCTTTTAAACCTTTTAAATATGTACTACTCTCTTGCACACGCTTATTAGTTTGTTCAAGAGCAGAATCCAATTGGTTCAACTGATCAACGTCTCCACCTTCGACAGCTTTAGTAATATTTTTAGCAGTTAGTTTTCCTACAGGTATATTTAATATTTCAGCATATTGTTTTCTAAATTGCTCTCTGGCTGGGCCTACCGGCAATGCCTCAATACTAGCCATAACTGATTTTCCAAGTTGGCTAGCTAATTTTTCTTGCATGCTATCTACAAAAGGCGTTACGTCTTTTAGCCATTCTATAGCCTTATCCCAACCACTACTATCTGTTTTAAAATCATTAAAAGCTTTAATTGCATTTCTAACACTAGTACTTAAGGCATCTAAACTATTAGCATAGGCTATTGCGGCCTCTAAATTAATAGAGCCTTCCCATTTTTTATTAGTATCAGTAGCAGTTTTGGTGGCTTCTTCAAGCTGTCCTAGACTATCGGACAATTTACTGGCGCTTTTACTATTAGTACTAAACATACTATCAAGTACTTCAAAAACTGTTATTGCTAGACCTATATAACCTAATAATCCACTAATAAATCTTGTAACATTTAAGAATGTTTGGCCTAAAATACTAATTGTTCCGGTAACAGCTGTTGTTATTTTTCCAACTGTTCCAAGTCTTGTACCGTATTCGCCAGTTAATTTAACCAACTCTGAAAAGCCGGCTATAGTACCCGCATCTGCTGTTTTTTCTACTACTTGTGCACGTATATCTTTGGCGGCATAGGCCCTGTCAGCAGCTTTACTTGCGCTAGCCATCATTATTGCATGAGTATCACCTCGAAAAATACTTGGTGATTTTTGCATTTGTTCCTGCAACTTATCATCTAGTTGTGCTTGCAAACGTTTTTCTTGACTAATTCTGGCCTGTACAACAGCCATTTGATTTTCAAGCGCAATAATTTGTGTAATACTAGCTTTTTGTTTTTCTAAGGTTACTAGCTGATCGCTCATCATGGCTTTTTCAGCTTTTAACCCTACCATACGCTTTTCACTAGCGCTAATACCTAATCGTTCTTTAGCGGTATCTACTTGTGTTGACCACGCACGTTCACTTTGTATAGCCGCCATTTTGCCTGCTTCTGCAGCAGTGGCCTTTAAATAGTCGCCATATCTGTTTAGTGCAGGTATAGCTTGTTGAGCAATTTTTATGGCAGCTACACCAATAGCTGCTGTTATTAATCCAGTATTGTCTGCTAATATTTTTGCTACAGGAGCTACTACGGTATTAACTACACTTAATATATCTTGGGCAGTGTTCTTTAAACTAGCCAATAGTTTGTCGTATGGATTACCTTCTTGTGCAATTTCTCCAAACTTTTTACGTCCTTCTTCTAGTACAGCGTTAGCAAATGCTTGACGACGCTCAAAATCTGTTAGTTGACTTTCGGTTTTGCCTACTTTTCTAGCATATTCTTCGGCGGCTTTACCTGTTTTGGTAAATAAACCTAGTTCGTCTAATAGTTCTGGCTCTAGTTTAACAATACCACGACTTAATCTACTAACGGCATCACTCATGTTGACGCCTAGTGCTTGACTTGCTCCTTTAGCGACTTCGGCAATAGCTAAAATTTGATCACGGCCTAATCCAGCTGAACTAGCTTTTGTTACAGCTTCTGCAGCTTCGCGAAAACTAATCATTCCATCAGTTACACTTACAAAACTTTTTGTCATGCCTACCAAGCTTTGTCCAGTAGCAGCTCCTAGCTGCTCCATGCCTTTTATCATTATATCAGTGCTCATTGCTTCACGAAGGGCCGTAAATGCAGCGGTAACAGCAAACACGTTTGCAGCATAAGTAGCATATAGCCTAACTAATCCACCTAAACCCTGTGCCTCTGCGGCGAAATCTCTAGCACTTGCTCCACCGCGACCAGTAACTCCGCCAGCAGTTGTATAGTCTGTCATCATACCATATCCTGCTCTGCGAGCTTGTGGATTAGTTTGATCACGTGTACTATCTTGCAGACCAGTAGTAATAGTTGTACGCTGTAGTCTAACAGTTGAGTCTGGTGCTTCTGTGGCGCGCAGGGCTTGTGCTCCGGTTTTAGTTCCGGTAGCGGGAATTCCTCCACTAGCTAATTTTTGTGTTTTATCTAGTTGGTTATTTAAGTTTTCTACTTCAGCAGTTCGTTTTTTAATAGTACTTTGCTGATCTAACAAACTAAGATTAATATTTACTTGATTTTCTGCCATAGCTACTCCACAGCACTTTGTTCTAGACTACACAACTTTGTGTAAGATTAAACCAATTATATCACAAGGGGTTTGAAATGTCAAACACAAAAATTTTTAGTAATAAAAAAGCCCACTAACTACTGTTTAGCGGGCTTTTTCTGTTTTTCATTCAATATATTGCTACGTATACCATCAATTATTCTAATAAGCGTTAGTATAATTTTATGATCCTCTGGCTCGATTTCTGTATAGTGTAAAATTTCTGTTAGGCCAATATAGCTTTTACCTAAATATATACCATTAAATCCTTCCCAGTCGTCTTTTAGCATACGATAAACTAGTAGTGCTTGTTGCACTTCTAGTGGTAAGTCATCTAATTCTACTGGTATTTCTGCTTCTATTGGCTCAGTACCTAATTGACTGCACATGTCAAAGTACTGTTGCTTAGTCATACCAGCTTGTTGATTTTGAAAGTAATTCTTTAACTTAGTTTCAACCTCAGTTATTTGTTCTTCGAAAAGTTTCCCAGGTCGCTTACCTGCTCACTAACAAAACTATCAAAGTTAGTACTATTCTTCATTAAGTATAGTGCATTTTCACTAGTATAACCTAATTCACTGTTTGGATCTAGTGTGCTAACATCTACAGGAGCTAATTGCTCTAAATAGCTAATCTTTAATCCACGCCAACCTTTAACAGCATTTTCTACATATAGTTTTAAAAATAACTCATCATCAAGTTCTTCTTGTGGCTGACGATTTTTAAATGTAGTTTTGGTTGCTTTTTTGCGAATATTAATAAGTGTTTCGCGGCTTAAAAATGCAACGTTAATTACAAAGCCTGGCATACCAGGAAATTCTACCTCAACAGCTTTTGAGGGTACTAGTAAGGATTTTAAACTAAGTTCTTGTGTCATTGTTATATAGCATAAATGGAGCTAGAATATCTAGCTCCGGTTGATAAAACTTTAGGCAAAGTATTTAACCATAATTTCATTATTCTCAAGAATATTAAATGCACCAGCATTTGTTCCTTGAGCTGTAAAATTAACTGTACTGGTAATTACACTTTCTGCGTTTACAGTAGGAATTGTTAGTACAACACCTGGCATTTCTAATTCTACGCGTACGTTGTTGCTAGCACCGCCAATTTCTACTTGTAGGTAGAACTCAGGATCGCTATCACTATTAACCTGTGCAATTAAGTCACTAAATAGATTAGCACTGTAGTTATTTGTGCCGATACCGGTACCAGTACGTAAGTATGCTGTTAAACTACCTGTTACGCTACGGCTACCTGTAAAGTAGGTAATCGGTTGATTAATAGCACCCATGTAGGCAGGTGTTAAGTAAGTAATATTATTTGTTAGTGTAATACTACCGCCTGTTAATGGCATTTGATAAGTTTTGCCACTACCGCTTGGAGCACCATTAAATGTTGGGCTTGTACCATATGCACCAATCTTGCTTACTAAACTTACTGTGCTCAACTTATTAGCAATAAATGGCGCTGTTGTAACTTTAGGTGTATATGGACCAGTTAAACTTCCACTCCAAGTACCTGCTGTATCTGTAGGAGCTGCCAGACGTCTGATTGTACGAGCTTGGCCACTCCACTGAATACTAGCAATAGCGTCAATACCAAAGTCAATAGTTGCTGTGTTTAGTGAGCAGTCGTCTAACAAGAACACATTTTGGTCAAATACAACAATAATACCAAAACGCTGTAGTTGGTGGCTTGCTGAGTTGATTAACTGGCAAACTGCCGGATCTGTACCTGCTGCACCATTTGTCCAAGCTGGATTTGTACCACCAATAGCATCTGTTGCAAACATTGCGTTCCACAATACGCTTTCTTCTGCACTAACTATTGTAGCATCATCATAAGGACGCATGTAGGTAGTAAAGTTAAAATCTACTGGATTAAGTGCAGTGTTAAAAGTACGCTGACCACGAATAGGTGCTGCACCTGTTTCATTAACAGCAATAGTTTCTACGGCAGTAGTTTGGCTAAAGCTTAGGTCATCTAATACTTGGATCTCAAACGTACTACTAACAGTGTGGCCTGTAGTATTAATTTTACCTATATTTGGCGCTGCTGTGTCAACATTAGTAGTAAAGTATACTTTACTATTACGTAATAAATTAACTGACATATTTTTTCCCTTTAGTTAAAGGTATTTGTCCAGCTGTTACGAGATGTTTATCTGTATTTGGCTGTTCAAAATACGGTTGCTTACATGATCTGATAACGAACTTGTAAGTTAATCTCGCCAACTGCATAGGGAGCTAATAGGCCCTCATCCGTAGTTATTGAGTCTATTAAAATTTCTGTGGTTTCATGGTTGTTGTCTGTATCGTATACTAGTCGTCTGTTTAAGTCTATGCAAGTTTCTAAATCTGCAAGCAATTGTTCTAGTTGCTCTTGTGCATCTTCTTCGCTTTTACAGTAGACTTTAACACATACTCGTAGTAATCCCCAGGTAAAATCACTAGGAAGATAGTCGCGAGTTTCTGTGCCAGGACTTAAATAAACGCTGGGAAAATCTTGTATTTCATCCCAAAACTTTAGTTTGGCAAAACTGTTGCTGCTTAGGTTAGTTATATATGGTGGATAACCATCTATAACCTTAAACTTCTCGGCAAGGGCCGCTACAATCTTTGCTCGTTTGCTCATACTAGTACGGCCCTTAATCTTGAAATCTTTAGTTGTTGTGCTACTTCGCGTATTGACTTGGAGATCAATGTTTTAGGATCTCTGCTACGAGGATATTGTTGCTTGCCGCCTTGACTAAACGTAGCATATGGGTTACGCATGTAATTATAGAATGCAGTTACAGTACCTTCACGACTTTGCGTTAGTCGTTCTACTTGTACACTTTCTGCAAATCTGCCACTACGTAGGTTGAGTATATCCTTGCGAGTTCCAGTACCCATATTTTGTTTCACAGTTTGAACAAGATTGATATTCAATAAATTTTGCAAACTTAACAAGTCTACTTCTTGCTGCAACTTTTGTTCTTGTACTGTTTTGCTCTTGGGTATTCTAGTAGCTTTTGATTTTAAGGTTGTAGTAGGTAATTTTACTTTTTTAACTGCACCTTTATTAAGGTTTAATTTAACTATATTCTCTGCTGTAACAGAAGCTTCTGCTTTCTTACTAGTAGCTTTACTACTAGTTTTAAACTTGCCTGTTTTTAATAATTCTACAAAACCCGTTTCTAGCGATTGAATAAGTGTTGGTGAAAACTTTAAGCCAGTTACTAGTCTGCGTATATTGTCTGCACTTAGCACACGATCTATTAAACTATTTCGTAGTTTTCTGTAAGTAGTACCAAATAAATTTTGTATAATTTGATCTGCTGCTTTTGTTTCACCTTCTAGTATAGTTTTATTAGTCTTAACTGTCATTGGCACAACTACTGCTAGTTGAGCTTGCATAAGAGTTTTTATTTGCGGTGAAACTTGTTTAGAAAATTGTACACTGTAGTTTACTTGTCCACTAGTATTTACAAAACCATTTATAATATCTGTGCCATTTTGTGGCTCGCTAGATTGAGCTGCTAACAACATTATTTGCTGTATCCAGGGACTTATAAAACCAACTATTTCAACTGCTCCGGTTTCTGGATCTGTACTTTTAGCACCTGTGTGACCAAATACAACAATTTCACCTATTGTAAATGCGCGATTAATATCAGCAGCAGGTGTATTTTTATTAATCTTTGATTTATCTGTACTTTTTTCTGCTAAAAATATACCGCTATCGCTAAAACTTTTTCTAATTATTGGCGTAAGTACATTGTTCACTGCGCTACGCAATGTG